TCAGTATCAGCTTCTCGCCGCGCAGATGGCATAGCTCAACGTGGCAAGACCAAAGGTCGGATGTGCTAAATGCCAAGCTCCAGCAAAAAGCAGCACAATTTCATGGAGGCAATAGCCCACAATCCGGGCTTTGCCAAGAAGGTAGGTATCCCACAGTCCGTGGGCAAGGATTTCTCTAACGCCGACAAAGGCAAATCTTTCTCAAAAGGTGGTGATATGGCTACGAAAATGAATCCCGGTTTCATGGCAATGATTGCTAAGAAAAAAGGTATGCAAGAAGGCTCTAAAGCCGACATGGCATCTGACAAGAAACAAATGATGGGCATGAAGCGTGGCGGTATGACCAAGATGGCAACCGGCGGCTTCGTCCGTGCTGCTGACGGTGTTGCTTCCAAAGGCAAAACCAAAGCCAAGCAGATCAAAATGAAAAGCGGCGGCATGGCCTGCTAGGAGCACAGCATGAAGATGCGTAAATTTGAAAAAGGTGGTTTTGCCACTTCTGAAGACTCTGAAGCCAATGCAGATCGTCTAGGCGATTTCATTGCAAAAAAAGATGTAGATCGCGTGCCCGTAGACGAAGTTGCTGATGATGAGAAGGTGGTTACGGATGATCGGATTGCTAAAACACCTTTAGCGGCCGCTTTTAAACCTAAAACAGTCACCAAAGAAGAACTGGCTAAGTCTGGTATGTCTTTGCGCGACTATATGAATAAACAACAGGGGCTGACGCGGCGCGGTGGCACTCCTGCCGCGTCAAAAGCGGATACGCCGGTAGAGCGGGGGCTCCCCGCTATGTCGGTTAAAGAGCGGTCTGTGGCTATTGCTCAGATCCCTCTTGATGGTGATCGTACGCCGGTTAAGGGAGAATCTGCCAGTGGATCGGAACTTGGGCGCAACGTCAAGAACACCCTGAACTCTATGGCGGGATTTAAAGGCGTTCAATTGGGCCAAGCAGCGGTAGAAGGCTTAGCGACTCCTCGCGCAATAGCAGCAGCTAAAGGGCTTATGAGTGGAAAACCGGCGGCAGAAGTGCGGCGGATTGAACCCACGATGACTAGTGCGGCTGAAAAAGCAAAACTTGCAGGTGAGCTTCGGCGAGGTGCAACACCTACGAATTTCACAAGCCCCAGCAAAACTGCGTCTGCCAAGAGAACGCGCAAAATGAACGACGACGAAGTTGGTGTTGAGTTTCGTAAAGGTGGTTACGCCAAAGGTTACGCATCTGGCGGTTCAGTCTCAGCATCCCGCCGTGGTGATGGTATAGCTCAACGGGGTAAGACCCGTGGAAAGATGTGCTAAATGAGAGCCTCCCGTGGCATGGGGGCCATTGACCCCAGCAAGATGCCCACAGGCAAACGCAAGAAGCGCCGTGATGACACGAATTTCACGCAGTACGCCGAGGGCGGGGAGGTGAAGTCAAAGGTGAATGAAGCTGGCAATTACACCAAGCCTGATCTGCGTAAACGAATTTTCAACAGCGTCAAGGCTGCGGCAATTGTAGGCACGGGCGCTGGGGAATGGAGCGCGAGAAAAGCGCAGGTTATGGCTAAACGATACAAGGCCGCAGGTGGCGGGTATCGTGATTAAAGCGCCACAGAAATCCCTAAGTGATTGGGGCAAACAAGATTGGACAACCAAAAGTGGTAAAAAATCTTCTGACACTGGGGAAAGATACCTGCCAAAAGCCGCAATTAAAGCTCTCAGCCCTGCTGAGTATGCAGCGACAACCAAAGCCAAAAGAGCAGGTAAAGCCAGTGGAAAACAGTTTGTAGCACAGCCTAAAACGATTGCCAAGAAAACAGCAGGATTTAGATAATGACTACTTCGGGCGTTGCTAACTTTGACATGGACTTGAGTGAAGTTATAGAAGACGCATTTGAACGTGCGGGTTCTGAGCTTCGCTCCGGGTATGACATGCGTACTGCACGGCGCTCCCTGAACATCATGTTTGCGGATTGGGCCAACCGTGGCATCAACATGTGGACGATTGAGCAGGGATCGTTCACCCTGACTCAAGGCTTGAATACTTATGCACTTCCGGTGGATACCGTGGACTTGCTTGAACATGTCATCCGCACCGATGCCAACTCGACCTCCAACCAAGCAGACTTGACCATCACCCGCATCAGCATCAGCACCTACGCTACGCTGCCCAACAAGCTAACCCAAGCCAGACCCATTCAGGTTATGGTGCAGCGCAACTCAGGGCAGACATCCACCACAACGTTGACTCTCAACGGGTCAGTGACCGCGACAGCCACCACCATTACCCTCAGTTCAGTCATAGGACTAGCTGCTGCTGGCTACATCAAGGTAGACAACGAGATCATCTACTACGGCTACATCGTGGGTAACGTCCTGACAGACTGCTCCAGAGGGCAGGCTAACACCACCGCAGCAACGCACACAAGCACCACAGCGGTGTATGTATCAAACCCCCCGGCAGTGACCGTGTGGCCCACACCTGATGGCTCCCAGACCTATACCTTCGTGTACTGGCGGCTTCGTAGGAACCAAAACGCTGGGGATGGCTCTGACACGATGGATGTGCCGTTTCGGTTTATACCCTGTGTGGCAGCAGGGTTGGCCTACTACTTGGCGCTCAAGTTGCCCAACGGCATGGAGCGTTTACAGGTATTGAAGGCACAATATGATGAGGCGTGGCAGTTTGCCCAAGATGAAGACCGTGAGAAAGCAGCGGTGCGCTTCGTGCCAAGACAGATGTTTATGTAATCATGGGCAATAGGTTTGCATCAGGTAAGAATGCGATAGCGGAGTGTGACCGTTGTGGGTTTCGCTACAAGCTGAAGCAACTGAAGAAGGAAGTTGTCAAGACCAAAACTTACAACTTGCTGGTGTGCCCAACCTGCTGGACACCGGATCAGCCTCAGTTGCAGTTGGGGATGTACCCGGTAGATGACCCACAGGCAGTTCGGGAGCCGCGCAGAGATTTGAGTTATGTGGTTTCTGGCTTGCTGGCAGACGGAAATCCGGGCGAGGGCAGCAGGATATTTCAGTGGAACTGGAACCCGGTAGGCGGGTCTAGGGCAAACGATGACGGACTGACACCCAACTATTTGGTGGCAGAATTGGAACTTGGTTCAGTTACAGTAAATTAGGAGTTGATATGGACAAGGCAGATTTGAAACAGGACAAGAAGATGATAGCTGGAGCCGTGCACAAGCACGAGAAGAGGCTACATCCCGGCAAAACCATGACCAAGTTTGCCAAAGGTGGCAAGACAGACATGGACATGATGAAGTACGGTCGTGGCATGGCTAAAGTGATGAACCAGAAATCTGGTCGTGGAGGTTAAGATGATTAACAACAAACAAGCAGCGGCCTACGCCAAACCCCACACCATGTCAGGCAAAGCCGTCACGGTCGAGGCCAACCCCGGCAAGGGCAAGGACATGAGCATGTTGAACAATGCCCGTGCTTCGATTGGACGCATCACCAACCAAGAGCAACCCGGTGTGAAGACATCTGGTATCAAGATGCGTGGAACTGGTGCGGCCACTAAAGGTCTAATGTCTAGAGGCCCGATGGCATGAACTACGCTGCGTTGGTTTCTGCGGTTTCCTCCTACACGGAGAACACCTTTCCTACTGTGGACATGAATTTGTTTATCACACAGGCAGAGAAACGTATATACAACACCGTACAGATTCCAGCACTGCGTAAGAATGTAACTGGCATCACCACCGCAAGTAACAAATATCTGGCCTGCCCTGATGACTTCCTGTCTTCTTACTCTTTGGCAGCAATAGACCCAACCACGGGCGCGTACACCTACCTGCTGAACAAAGATGTGAACTTCATCCGGGAAGCGTACCCCAAACCAACAACCACAGGGTCACCCAAGTTCTACGCCCTGTTTGGCCCCGCTGTAGCTTCCAGTGTGATCACAACGGAACTCACGTTCCTCATTGGCCCCACTCCCAACGCTGCCTACAGCATGGAGCTTCACTACTATTACTACCCTGAGTCCATCGTCACGGCTTCGACCACATGGCTGGGGGACAACTATGACCCTGCCCTTTTGTATGGGACATTGGTCGAAGCCTACACCTACATGAAGGGTGAGGCAGACATGATTGGCCTGTATGATGGCAAGTACAAAGAAGCAATGGGCCAACTGAAACGTCTGGGTGATGGGCTTGAAAGACAGGATGCCTACCGTAGTGGGCAAGCTAGGGTTCCCGTCACATGAGCATTTCCCAAACCCTGACCACATCCTTCAAGCAGCAACTGCTTGAGGCGGTGCATGATTTCTCCACAGACACCTTCTATATGGCGCTGTACACAGCCAATGCCGATATAGGGGCGGCTACCACCGTTTACACAGCGACCGGGGAGATTACAGGCACAGGCTACACCGCGACAGGTCAGGTAATGACAGGCATCTCGGTCAGTGTTACAGGCACTACGGCTTTTATAAACTTCAGCAATGTGGTCTGGACAACAGGTGCGTTTACAGCACGGGGTGCGTTAATTTACAATTCATCCAAGAGCAACAAATCAGTGGCAGTATTGGACTTTGGCGCTGACAAAACCACCACCTCATCGTTTACAGTTGTGATGCCAGCCAACTCATCCACCACCTCATTGATAAGACTACCATGATCACAACCACCAAAGGTCTGATGGACGAAGCCCTGCTGGACAAGCGGGAAGGAACCATAGAGAACGACAATGAAACCACGACATGGGTTGAATACTGGTTGGGTGGCGAATTGGTACACCGTTCTGCACATGTGGCTCTGAAAAAGTCCATGTTTGCAGGTCTTGAAGCAGCTTCACTAGGATAAATTATGGCGAACACGCAATCAATGTGCACCTCCTTCATGGGCCAGTTGCTCAATGGCGGTCACCAATTCGGAACCATCACGCTGACCAGCAGGACTAGCTTAACCGCACCTACAAAAGACACGTTTAAAGCCGCTCTGTATTTGGTAGGCGCTACTGTAAACGCCTCAACCACGGCGTACAGCGCAAGCAATGAAGTTACATCGACCAACTACACTGCTGGTGGGGAAGTTATTACCAATGCCAATGTGCCTGTAGCTACAAATAGCTCTAGTACTGCGGGTGTGGCGTACTGGACACCTTCGGCAAGTATTGTGTATGGGGCAAGCGCGACACCTGTGACCTTCGCTGCTTTTGATGCGGTGCTGGTCTACAACTCCACACAGGGCAACACAGCGGTCAGTGTCCACACCTTTAGCAGCCAGACGATCACGGCGGGTGTTTTTACGCTGACCATGCCAACAAGTTCAACGACCACTGCGCTTCTGCGGTTGTCAACAACCTGATGTCATGTCTCTTGGCTGGGGTGACGGCACATGGAGTAGCAGTGTCTGGGGTGGCGGTCAACTAGCTATCACGGGCAATGCGGCAACGGGAGCCGTTGGATCAGTTGTAGCGAGTGTCAGTAGTGCCCTATCTGGTGTAGCGGCATCTGGGGCAGCGGGGACAGTTGTAGCAAGCACCGCAAAGGCCATAACGGGCGTAGCGGCGGTAGGAGCGGTTGGCACGGTCGGTATAGGCATAACGATGCCTCTGACCGGGAACGCAGCAACAGGGGCCGTTGGGACAGTTGCAGCAGGTACTTCGGTAGCCCTATCTGGTGTAGCGGCAGCAGGCGCGATAGGGACGGTAGTACCGTCATATATTTTAGTAGAGACGGGGACATTTGCCAGTGGGTTTGTCGGGACGGTAGCTCCCAGCTTCTCGGTAGCCCTGACAGGTGTAGCATCTGCGGGTGCGGCGGGAACAGTTACTTCTGGAAGATCAGTAGCCCTGACAGGTGTATCGGCATCCGGGGCAGTTGGGTCAGTCGCTTCTGGAAGATCGGTAGCACTGACGGGGGTAGCAGCAGCAGGAGCAGTAGAAGGTTTTGGACTTGCTTTTTGGAGTTTGATTGACGATTCGCAGACCCCTGTATGGGGTGTAATAGCAGATGCACAAACGCCTGCATGGGGGCTGATAGCTAATTCACAGACACCCGCATGGGGAGTGATAGCAGATGCACAGACCCCCGCATGGGGTGTGATAGCGAATCCACAAACACCCACTTGGCAAAATATTGAAACGTAGGAGAATTTAATGGCAACAGCAGCAACATCACTTCTTGGTTTGGCACTCCCGGTCACCGGAGAGCTATCTGGCACATGGGGCGATACAGTCAATGTGTCTATAACCGCGCTGCTGGATACAGCCGTTGCCGGGACAACCACTCTGAGTTCTGACTCAGACGTTACCCTTACCACCACAACCCTTGCCGCCAATCAAGCGCGACAGGCGATTATCCTGTGGACAGCAGGCGGTACAGCTACGCGCACCATCACTGCCCCCGCGCAGAGTAAATCCTACATCGTCATCAACAAAACCAGCAGTTCCCAGAGCATCAAGATTGTCGGGGCTGGCCCCACCACCGGTGTGACCATCGTTGCTGGCACAGCAGCTTTTGTAGTCTGGAACGGCGTTGATTTTGTAACGGCATCCGTGACCTCAACCACGGGTGTTCTCCCCGTAGCCAACGGCGGTACAGGGGTAACGACCTCCACAGGAACGGGTTCTGTTGTACTAAACACCTCACCAACCCTAGTCACCCCGGCACTTGGCACACCCGCCAGCGGCACAGTCACCAACCTGACAGGCACTGCCAGCATCAACATTAACGGCACTGTCGGGGCTACGACTGCAACCACGGGTGCGTTTACTACGCTGAGTGCTACGGGTAATGCAAACTTTGGAAATGCTGGCTCAAGCACTTACGGCGGTTATGCAACTGGTGGCAGAGTCTTTTCTCTTGCGGCGGCTGGTGGGGTTATACCTGCAATTTCAGCGTCAACAGATACTTTTGCAAGCTCTACTGCAATTCGTGCTTATACCAAAGAAACTTCAAACGATACCTCTTACGCTTTTGATATTCAAACGGGCAATGGCACTGGTGTTACGACACAAAAACTTCAAGTAACTTGGGGCGCTAATGGTTTGTGGAACTCCACCGGACTAGCAGTCACCGGGACGCTGAGTGCGACGGGCACATTAAGCGGCGGCACAAGCGGCACAGGATATAGCTTCTCAGGCAGTGCGCCAGCGACCAGCTTGACGCTGGACTCCAGCGGTAACTTGGGTATTGGGACTGCAACGAACATTTATAAACTGGACGTGCGATCTGGAGCAACGGCAAACACTGTAGGCTTTACATCAACCGCCACTACCGCCTACTCCGCAACCGCCTACAACGGAACTGGCGCACGAATTTTTATTTTTGGCGGTGGCGCTTCTGGCGCGGCAAACGGTATTGAATTCAGTCAAGGCGGCGCTTCCGAAATGTTTTTTGGGCAGGTTCAAGAAGCTGCTGGCGCTGGCGCGTTTGTGTTTCAAGGATATAACGGCTCTGCTTACGCAGAACGTATGCGCCTCGACTCCAGCGGTAACTTGGGTATTGGGACGACTACGCCGGGAGCAAAATTACAAGTTTACTCAACAACATCAACTGTTGGTAATTTGCTAAGGGGCACTGGAACAACTAATGGTGTCGATTTACAGCTAAACAATAGCGGGGGTTCTTTATATGTTGGTGTAGATAATTCTACGGGCAGTACAACGGGAACGGCGTATGCTAGATTTATCTATTCATCGGGAAATAACCCATTGCAGTTTTATGTATTTGACAGTTTAAAAGCCACCATCGACTCCAACGGTAACTTGGGTATCGGGACGAGTTCGCCCTTGGGTTCAGTTGAAATTGTTAGAAATTCATCTAGTGGAAGCGGTATTGCTTACCCAAATATTCGTCTAGATAATCAAAATGCAACTGGCTACACAGGCATTTATTTTTTAAATAGCGGAACTGGCAAGGCATTTTTTGAAGTTAAGAATGATGTTGGTGCTTTGACAATGGGGACAGGCGGCACAGAACGTATGCGCCTCGACTCCAGCGGTAACTTGCTGGTGGGTGGAACAAGCGTACTTCAATCAGCAAAAATTACTTCATACGGTTCGGTATCGGCTCAGAACGGCGGCGTTGATGGCGCTTTTGCCAACGCTTTTGTTGGCGTTTATTCTGGCAACGCTAACGAACACAATCCTATCCAAACATCGGTTTCTTCTACCGGCACTAGTAGTGGATTCCGATTCAAAGCATCTGATGGTGGCGGTTTGTCTACAACAACCACAGTTTTAGATTTAACCAGAACACAGACAATCTTTTACACAGGCGGCACAGAACGCGCCCGTATAGACTCCAGCGGTAACTTGCTGGTGGGGACTACAACATCTGCTCTTACTTCAAGTGGTAGAGGTGTAGTAGAAATAAACGGCTCATCAAGCGCCGTTGCCGCTTTGAAAGTTGGAAATGCACTCAAGGCTGAGTTTTACACCGATGGCACTGACCTTTTTATAACCAATGATGTCAACGGGGCCATGCGTTTATATACCAACGGATCAGAACGCGCCCGTATCGACTCCAGCGGTAACTTGCTGGTGGGGACTACGAGTCAATTCGGGTCTGGAAAAGTTTGTGTTGCTTTTGATGGAAATGGTTTTAACGCAATTTTACTCAATGACACAGCATCGGTTTCTGGTACGGGATATATTTATTTCCAAGTTGGTGGAACAACAATCGGTTCAATCACTCGGGTCGGCGCAACTTCTGCGGTTGCTTACAACAGCACTTCCGACCAGCGGTTAAAGGAAAACATTGTTGATGCGCCTGAATTTGGTAGCGTCATTGATTCTATCAAGGTTCGCAGTTATGACTGGAAAATAGACCATAGCCATCAACGTGCTGGTTTTATTGCCCAAGAACTTGTAACTGTTGCTCCTGAAGCTGTGCATCAACCCGCTGACCCAGAAGCAATGATGGCAGTGGACTACTCCAAACTTGTACCCATGCTGGTCAAGGAAATCCAATCCCTCCGCGCCCGTGTCGCTCAACTTGAAAGCAAATCATGACAACCACTTGGACAATTACTCAAACCGACTACCAAACCGCCAACGGTTTCATCACCACCGCCCACTGGACTGCCACAGCAGTAGACGAGGGCTACACCGCCTCTATCTGGTCAACCTGCTCATGGCAGGCAGGCACACCCACTATCCCCTACGCCAATGTGACGATGGACGAGGTGCTGGCATGGTGCTACGCATCAGGCGTGGACAAGGACGCTACCGAGGCAGCACTGGCCCAGCAGATTGAGTTGCAAAAGAACCCCATAACCGCCCAAGGAACTCCGTGGAGCCAAGCGTGAAATACCCCAGTTACTGCTGCCAAAAGTGTGGAGAACACATTGGCTGGCTGGGACGACTTTTAAAATTTAACCACACTTGCAAAAAACTATTATGAACCTAGAACTCGACGTAAACGAAATCAACTTTGTCCTGCAAACTTTGGGGCAGTTGCCATCAAGCAGCGGATGCTGGCCCTTGATCGTCAAGATCAAAGAGCAAGCCGAAGCGCAAGTACCGAAAGCCAAAGATGAGCCTTGAAGCACAATTCTCTGCCCATGAACAGGTCTGCGCCGAACGGTACGCGCAAATCAACGCACGGCTCAAGCGGCTTGAGGGCATTCTTATCAAGACCGCTGGGGTGCTTATCTTTTCCATGTCTGCCATCGTCTATGCCAGCCTCACTCTACACAGGTAATCATGGAGTTCTTCGAAGCATTGGCAAAGGGTTGGCCCATGCTGCTGGCGCTGATTACGCTCATCATTGTGCTGGCGAAGATGGACATAAAAATAGCTGTGCTGGAAGAAAAGGTCAAGAGTCTGTTTGAGATTTTCAACAGGAAAGACAAATGAAAGCCAAGCTCACCTTCTTCGTTACGCTCATGGTTAGCATGACCTTGTGTATCGTTGTCCTGTCAATGTCCGGTGTCATGTTGTTTGGACTGTTTGACGAAAAGGTGGACAACAACAAGATTTTTGAGTTGGTCGGGCCTGCGTTTCAAACCATTGTTGGGGGCTTTATTGGCCTGTTGGCTGGCGTCAAACTATCACATGAGGAAGAAAAGAAATGCTAACCCTACTCTCAACCCTGATCTCCTTCCTCGCTGGTGGCCTGCCCAAGCTGCTTGGTTTTTTCCAAGACCGTGCCGACAAGACCCACGAACTCACGATGGCAAGGCTCCAGACGGAGCGTGAGCTTGAGCTACGCAAAGCAGGCTTTGAGGCCCAGCAACGAGTTGAAGAGATAAAGGTTGAGGGTCAGGCCATTGAAGCCGAGGCATCAGAACGTGCAGCACTGTACGCGCACGACATAGCCATAGGACAGGGTGCATCACAGTGGATGGTCAACCTGCGCTCTGGTGTGCGCCCGATACTGACCTATGGGTTCTTCCTGTTGTTTGCGTTTGTTGAAGTTGGCGGTTTTGTGTACGCATGGCAGCACGGCGTGGATTTTGATGTGCTAATCCTAAAGCTGTGGGACGCCGACACCCAGATCATCTTTGCCAGCATCATCAGCTTCCATTTCGGCGGCAGAGCGTTTAAAGGTGGCAAGGATTGAAAGTCTCCGACCGCTGCAAGGAGATGATAAAACACCACGAAGGCGTGCGATACAAGCCGTACCGTTGTCCAGCGCGGCTCTGGACTGTTGGCGTTGGAAGGGTTTTATATGCAATTCAAGGTCGTTTACCTTTGGATCAAAGAGACGCTTACCCGCTGGAGCCGCATGACAACCGTACTTTTTCAAAAGACGAAGTAGATGGACTCCTTAGTACTGATCTCCAGCGATTTGAGGTTGGGGTCGCCCGACTTTTTCCTCTGGTGCTTACCCAAGGTCAAAATGATGCTCTTGTCAGCTTTGCTTTTAAT